CTGTGGCTTATGTGGCTTTAGAATGTACCCAAACTAAAGAAGCTTGGTATAACACCTGGCTTTCTATAAAAGAAGCTACAATGGAATTTGTAAATCCTATAATTGATAAGATTAATGGCTTAATAACAGCTTTAGACAAACTACCATTTGTCAATATAGACAAAATATCCAAAATGGACTTTAACTCTAATGATAAGCAAATGGCAAAAAGTTTAGGCATATCAGATGCAAGTATAAAACAAATGGGGCAAATGGCAGGTGCAGGTGGAGGAAATGCATTGCAATCATTTAAAATAACATCTGGAACGCAAGCACTTACCAATATGGTTACCCCTACAACTAACGTTCTCAGTTTATTGCCTAAAACCAAGTATGCATCTGGTACAGATAATTCAATAGGTGGAACAGCTCTTGTAGGAGAAAAAGGACCGGAAATAGTAAATCTTCCCCAAGGTTCACAAGTTATAAATGCACAGCAAACGTCAAAAGCATTAGGCTCAAATAATAAATCCATGGGAAGTGGTGTAGCATCTAGCCAAAATAATCTTAATAGCTCAACAAAGAAATTACTTGCAGAAAATAAAGCTATAATAATGGATTACGTAAGTCACCAAACTGTTTATGGACAGAATTCAGTCAAAAACTTTTCAACAGCAGTATTAGAAAGAGAACCTGTAGCAACTACAGCGACTACAAAAGTATCTACAGATAATAAAAATATAATGTCGCTATTAGCACAATCCGGTTTAACTTATGGAACTGGAATGGTTACAGAATTAGGACAGGGAGTAAAAGATAGTGAAGGAAATTTAATTACTATTGTAAATGATTTAGCAACTAAAGTAGTACAACAATTTAAAACTACTTTTGGTATAGCATCTCCTTCTAAAGTAATGTATAGAATAGGTGATTTCTTAGGCCAAGGACTTATAAATGGTATGCAGGCTAATGATATAAATAGTTTTATAACTAAATGGATAGGAGATACATCCTCATTAACTCAAAATGGCTTAGGCAGTGTTATAGGCCAATTACTACAACCCATGTTTGCTAAAGGAGACAATAAAGGTATTATAAGTACGGTTTATAACCTAGTACATAATGGTTTAGGAAGTTTATTTGGTGGTGGTGGAGCTGTAAGCGGAGATTTATCACAATGGATAACGGCAGCAATGGCATTAACAGGAGTTGGACCAGAATGGTATACACCACTAGCATCTATAATTGAGCATGAATCTGGTGGAGACCCCAATAGTATAAATTTGTATGATATAAACGCAATAGAAGGACATCCATCAAAAGGGCTTATGCAACTAATAGATGAAAATATGCAAGATTATCACTTGCCTGGGCTAACTGATATCTATAACCCTGTTGCTAATATAGCGGCTGGAATTAAATATATAGAAGCTAGATATGGAAGCGTATTTAATGTTCCTGGTATACGCTCAATGTCAAGTGGTGGCTCATATGTTGGATATGTCGGTGGTACAAATAATGCTACACCCGGTATACATCTAGTAGGTGAAAAAGGTCCGGAACTTGTTTCTTTTAATGGTGGCGAAAAAGTTACTCCAAATAGTGAATTATCTTCTATAAGACAGCAACCATATGCAGGCGGCAGTACTAGCATAAAATCCGAAACGAATCCAAATATAAGCATAAATATATATGAATCTAAAGACCCAAGAGCTACAGCACAGGAAGTATATAAGGTTTTGCGACAACATTTTGGGGATTTATTTGACGATAAGATGGCAACTATTAAACTTCAAATGGGACTTAATAGTTAGGAGGTGACATCATGGCACAGGATTTATTCAATATATCAGGAATAGCAGACAATTTAAAAGGCATTGTTACAGGTGTAAAAAAATGGGAAAGCAAAATAACAAGGTTTGAACAGGTAGCTTTTACAGTAGTAGAAGAGGAAACGTACACTTACGGAAATGACGTTACGACTAAACCTCTTGAAGATAACAGCGTAGTATCTGACCATGTCCAAAATAAGCCTATAACAATCCACTTGACCGGCATAATTACAGGTAAAGGGAAATACCCACAGGAACAACTAGACCTTTTAAGAAAGTACTGCATACAAGGCACAGTAGGACAATATTACGGAATTCAAACCTTATGGAATTTTGTAATAACTAATTTAGAGAACAAGCATACAGCAGATGTGGCAGATGGATGTGCTTTTACAATGGATTTACAACAGGTTTTAACAGCTAAGAGGGAAATAACAAATATCCTTACATCCGACATAACTATACCAGATATAGAAAAGCTCAAAAGCCAAATGTCTTCTAATTCTTCAAGTAGTGCAGATGTTGTACACTCACGCGTAATAGCACCTACTAGAACAGGGAAACAGATCAAACAAGTTGCAACAACTTCTCCTACAGCCAAATCTAGCAGTGTAGTTGAAAGCATTGTACAAAAATTCAGAGGAATTTACTAAGGAGGTTCAGTATGGGAACTATTGAAATAAATAAACTTCTCGCACCTTACCAGTTTGATATTACACTTTCTGGTAAAACCTACACGATTGATATTAAGTACAACATTTTATTTGATTTTTTTACAGCTTCTTTAAGTTTAGAAGACAAAGTTTTAGTAGAGAATGATAAATTAGTCCTAGATGAATTTCTTTTTGACCAAGGCGAGGACAAAGATCATAATTTAAATCCAGACTTTCCAGAAGAACTTTTATATGTAGGTTCTGAAGATAAATCTATTGACCGTGTTAGTTGGGATAATTTAGGCAGCACAGTATTTCTTTACTATATGGATAGAAATGAGGTGGCTTAAATGGGAGCAGAATTATTTAGAAGGAAAGTAGAAGTGCTTACACCAGGAAGGATTTTTACCTTTCCAGAGCTTTATCTGGAGTTTACAGCAAAGTTTGATAGTGACAATATTCCAGACGAAGTTACTTGCGATTTATATAATTTAAATGATGATAGTATGGCTTCAATCCAGAGGGGACAAAGCATAACAATAAACGCTGGGTATGGGAATGACATAGGTTCTGTATGTGAGGGAGTTATTACAGATGTGACTTCTTCAAGGTCTGAATTAGACAGGGTATTACATATTAAAGCCTTAAACATAACAAATCAATATTTAGGTATGAAAGTAAATAAAAGCTATGCAGCTGGAACCTCCGCAACTTTTATAATGAAGGATTTAGCAAGTTTACTTGGGTTAAAATTTGATATACTTTCGGTTAAACAAGATGTTACATATCCACGTGGGTATTATGCCAATGGAACATTTCAAGACGTAATAGCAGATTTAGTTGACGATTGTAATAGTTTATTTATAGTTACTGGACCAAGTTTAACGATTATCCCTGGATGGAGTGGACACACGTATGGATTTGCTATGGACGCGGCGCATGGACTTATAAGTGTAGAACCTTTAGATAGAAGTGATACGCCAGCTAAATATAAACTTACTTGTTTATTTACACATGGCATAGAACCATATACATTTTTAGATTTAAAAAGTGAGCTGGTTTCTGGACGTATGCTTGTAGCAGAAGGGCAACATAGCCTGAATGGAAGTGATTTTACAACGGAATGTGAAGTTATTCCAATATAAGAAGGTGAATCAATGAATAGAGCAACAGATTTTTTTAAAACTTTAACAAAACAGAACATGAATGATTTAAATGTGATGATGATAGCAAAGGTACAGGATTATAATTCAAACACAAATACAGCTACCATGGTTCCTTTACATATTGAGCCAAACACAGGCAAAGAGTATCAGCCTATACCTAATATACCAGTGGGATTTTTCTCTATAGGTGGTTATTCAATTAAGGTACAACCTAAAGCCGGGGACATATTTATAATGTTGTTTTGCGATTATGACATAGATAATATTGTCACAGATGGTTCAACCAAAGATTCTAAAACATCACGAACACACGGGCTGCAGGACGCTATAGCAGTACCTTTAAGCATTAATTTTTTAAACAATGCTTTTAATGCTGCACAGGATTTAATTATAAGTAGAGAAGGCACAAGTGCATACGCAAAATTAACACAAGATGGCAATTGGATTCTTAATGGGAATTCTATTAAATTGGGAGAAAATGCAAGTAAAAGAGTTCTTATAGAAAACATGGAGGGATATACAGCTTCTAGTAAGGTTTATGCAGAATAGGAGGTGGCTTGCATGAGATCAATTTGTTTCAAAGATGGAGATATTTTAATAAAAGATAAGAGATTACAGATGGTAGACGATTTAGACCAGAAAAAGCAAAAAACAGCAGGAATATTGAGTGTAGTAAAGGGAGAACTATTTTATAACGCAGGATTAGGACTAGATTATACACAAGTTTTAGATGTAAACCAAAAGAATATAGAAGACGATATAAAAAGAATGGCTGTAATGGAAGCACTACGATATGACGAAAACGTGGATAAAGTTATAGGTGTAGCTTTTAAAGAAGACCCTCAAAACAGCCAAAAACAGCTAATTGATGTACTATTACAGTATAAAGATGAAGCAGCTCCAACAGAGATTGGGGGCGTTAACGTTGGATAAATTAGATAGTGGTTATGGTATAACCGATGCAGGCTTTAATATAAGAGATTTTAATTCTATAGCTGATTATGTTAAAAGTAGGCTTCAAAGTGAGGACAAATTTGGAGCCAATATAGATTTCACAAATAATGACCCTTTATATCAACTTTCAGTGCCTTTTATGGAACTGATAGCTGAAATGTGGGAAGTGGCAGAACAGGATTTCTACGCAGGAAGCCCAAAATATGCAGAAGGAATTCCTTTGACAAACACAGGTAAATACATAGGCATAGGAAGAAAGCAACCTTTTTCAGCTATTGGAATAGAAAGATTTTATGGAACAGCAGGCACAAAAATTACAAAAGATATACAGATAGGAACTGATGGTGGAGTAACATTTTTACCAACACAAGAAGGGACAATTACAGGTACATATATAGACTTGCCAATACAATGCACAACCTCTGGGGCTATTGGAAATACACCTGCAAATACTATAACGAAGGTAATAACACCAGTAATAGGATTAACGTCTATAACTAATCCAACTGAAACAAGCAAGGGCGAGGATGAAGAAACAGACACGAATTTTAGAACAAGGTATCAAGAAAGCACAGAGCTTGCTAGTGGCTCAACTTTAGATGCTGTCAAAGCTATTCTTTTAACTCTTACAGGTGTACAAGACGTAAGCATAGAAGAAAACGACAATGACACCATAGAAAACGGAATACCAGCACATTCCTTCGAGACCTTTGTATACGGTGGTGCTGACAATGATGTTGCACAAGCCATTTTTGATAAACGTCCTGGAGGAATTAAAGCATTTGGAACAACTATAGTTGATGTAACAGATACCCAAGGAAGAGTATTTCATATTGGATTTAGCAGGCCTACATCTGTACCTATATGGTTTAAAATTACAAAAACAGTAGATTCTACATATCCTACGGATGGCGATACACAAATTAAAACCGCATTGTTAAATTATATGAAAAATATTAAACTAGGCGAGGACATTATAGTTTATAAGATTATAAGTTTGATTTCAAACCTCAATTTAAGCGGATTATTGGATATTAAGGTAGAATTAAGTATAGATAATATTACATATGTAAATACAAACCAACCAATAAATGCAGAACAAGTCGCAATAACAGATATAAATAAAGTGCAGGTGGTATAAATGGCTGAAAGCACTACAGAAAGGCTGGTCTCTTTTCTTCCATATTGTCTTAAAAATGGAGAAAATATTAAAATTTATTTCTCTGTTTTTGCTGAATTGTTTGATGAACTTATACAAGTATTTGTACAGATACAGCAAAGCAGAGATATAGATCAATCCGAACTATATGGATTAGATATTTTAGGAGATATAGTTGGAGAACTTAGAAACGGTTTAGAAGATACAAAGTATTTAGAAAATTTAAGAACAAAAATAAGACGTAATAGAAGTAATGGAGATATAGAAACTTTAAATGATTTTGCCAGGAGTATTTTGGGAAATGATTTCATAGGATTTAGTGAAACCGACACAAGTGGAACTTTACAACTACAATACAATTTTCCAAGAACAAATATGATGGTTCAAGACCCTTTAGCACTTTTGCAAAAAATAAAAGCTTTAGGCATTAAAACCACAAGCGTATTGAATTCCTTTTCTGATTTAACTAATTATTATGGAATGGCAAGTTATCAAAATAAGCATGAAGCGATAAAGCCACAAATTTTAACAACTAATTCAGCCGCAGGGAATAACTATTGTGGCATGGCAATACACCAAAATAAACATTTAACTGTAACTCCACAAATTTTAACATCTAGTCTAATTCATACAAACAATTACTGCGGGATGGCAAGCCATCAAAGTAGGCATTTAGTAATTAAGCCACAAATTTTAGACACAAATTCATCTACAACAAACAATTACTATGGCAATTCAGTATACCAAACTAAACATATAACAATAGGAAGTGATTAAATGGCACAATTTAGTAATTTAACAATGACAACAAAGGGCTTTAATTTACAATCCAAAGTGCAAACAGGAATACAACTAAGCTTTACAAAAGTGCAATGCGGAGATGGTTCTTTAGTAGCCGGAGAAACTATTGCAAGTTTAACAGCTTTAAAAAGTGCAAAGCTAACATGCACAATTGCTAGCAATGAAGTTATAGGAGATGGAACTAGCAGAGTAAGAACGGTATTAAGTAATACAGGTTTAGCAACAGGATTCTTTTTTAGAGAAGTAGGACTATTTGCACAAGACCCTACCGAGGGAGAAATACTTTATGCTTATGCAAATGCTGGTACATACGCAGATTATATCCCGGCAGGCACAGCAAATACAAGCTTAGACGATACTTACGATTTAATTACTGTAGTGGGTGCCGCTTCAAATGTTACTGCTAGTATACCAAGCGATGGATATGTTTCACATTTAGATGCTGATATACAACTAGGAATCGTGGGCGCTACATTAGCTGAAACAGTTCAAAAAACTGGTGCAATAGAAAAAGAACTTGACAAATGGCAAAATCAAAGGCTCTTGCAAGGAACTGTAACACTTTATAATAAATCGGTTCTTGAAGGGTGCGTTATAAGTGCAATGCCAAACAGTAGATATTTACAGTTTACAAAAGCTGGTACATATGTTGCCAATAATACGTCAAAAGCATACGCAGATGGCAAAGCAGTAGGTATAAATGATATTGAAATGTTAGTTATGGTTCCTCAATATATTGAAAATGGTATAAATACTTATTATGTTTATATTGACTATGACGTTTCAAGCGGTACGTATAAGCCACTTTTAAGCACAACCGTACCCGATGGCAAATTAGTATTATATAAAATAACAGTGCCTTCTGGGGACACCAAACTAGATTTAAGTTTAGTAACAATACAAGACATTAGGAGAATAGAAACAAATAATATGTTTAATAGTACAGACCAAATTGCACTTGTAAGTCTACCAGGTTATCCACAATTAAGTACAGACTATGCCGTTAATCTTACAATTCAATCTGCAAGCGATATTGGAGCTGTAGGAGATTTAATCACATATGATAAACAGTCTAATGGCTTTAAGATTAAAGCAACTGGTAGTGCGGATAATATTGAAATCAAATGGACTCTTATGAATCCAAATATCAAATAGGAGGTTTATAATATGAAAATAGTTGAACAAAATGAAGGAAAAAAAATTAGTTATCTCGTAAATAACACTACTATAATCTTTGATGATGCGTTGAGCCTCAATATAGCTAAATATCAAAAAGATGAAGAAAATACAATTGATATATGTTTAGACAACGATATGCAACTAAAGATGGGTTTGGGAATGTATTATGTGGCTAATATAATAGTTCCACCAAGAACTTATAAAACGGTGGATACAAATGCTAAAGATGATAAAGGAAATGAAATATATCAAAAAACTGCAAATCTTTTAAACATAGATGATGTTACTTTAGTTCTATGGACATTACCTTATGGATACGGATTAGGAGATGATAATTAATGAGCTTTATATATTCAATAAAAGATACTTACAGGGCAGCAGTAGAAGCAGCAACAGGCGGGAAAAACACTGTAATGTATGACGATCAAGGATATCCAAGCATTATGGTTTGCATACCTAAATTTTATTTAGACGATGTTATAACAGGAATGACACATACGGTTCATCCAGCTTTTATTGTTAATGGAGTAGAAAAGCCATATATTTATATTTCAAAATATCAAAATATAATTCAAAACGGAAGAGCCTACAGTTTGCCAGGACAAGATCCTGCAACCTATGTTAACTTTGACCAAGCTTTAGCATATTGCTATGCAAAAGGGCAAGGCTGGCACCTTATGTCAAATGCAGAATCGGCAGCTATAGCTCTGTGGTGCAAAAAAAATGGCTTTATGCCAAGGGGAAACAATAACTATGGTTGTGATATAGGCGCAACTTATGAAAAAGGCAGAGAAACCTATTTTGATACAGAAGCAGGAAAAACAGGGAGAGTTGCAACAGGAAGTGGCCCTGCAAGTTGGTCACATGATGGGACACCAGACGGTATTTATGATCTTAATGGTAACGTAACGGAATGGAATTCTGGTTTAAGATTAAACGCAGGCGAAATCCAAGTTATACAAGATAACAATGCAGCTATTCTTAATTCAGATCACACAGCTGCAAGTACATTGTGGAAAGCTATAGCCTCAGCAGATGGTTCCCTAGTAGCTCCCGGGACAGCTGGCACATTAAAATATGACTATACTGCAACCCCAACAGTAGGCTCAAATAGCGTTGAACTCAACAATACAATTGATAATGCACAGCCTGATGATACAGCTACCGGCTTAAAGACTTTTGAAACATTAACAGCACATAGTGGTATAACTGTACCTACTTTGGCAAAAGCATTAGCTTTATTTCCAATAGATTCATCATGCGGCGGAGATGCTCTCTACTTTAGAAACAATGGAGAAAGGTTGCCCCTGCGGGGTGGCTATTGGCCCCTTGGTGCCCACGCTGGTGTGTTCTATCTGAGGCTCGATTATGTTCGTGCCTACTCCTACCTCGACGTTGGTTTTCGCTCTGCTTTTGTTTTGTAATCTGTAATCTGATAGCTGAATATCTGTTTGGGCTGCGATAGCAGCCTTTTTCTTTAAGGAGTAATTTATGGATAACTTTATATTATTACAAAAAATTTATGACATGATATTATATGGGAATATTTGTTTAAAACAATTTCCTAAATCAGAAAGATATGTTTTAGCGGAAGATATAAGAAAATCAATGTACAGACTTTTAGAATTATCAGTTAGGCTTAACAAGAAATACTACAAGAAAACAACTTTGCAAGATACTGATACAGAATTAGAAGTATTAAGAACTTTTATAAGACTATCCGTAGATAAAGAAATGAAATATTTGTCGATAAAAAAATATGAAAATTGGTCTAAAATGTTAAACGAAATAGGAAGAATAATAGGAGGACTACAGAAGTCCTTTAAATAATAGATTTATGGGAATAAGTCGGTTAATTGCCCCTGCGGGGTGGCTATTGGCACCTTGGTGCCCACGCTGGTGTGTTCAATCTGAGCCTCAATAATGTTCGTGCAAACTCCAACAACAACATTGGTTTTCGCTCTGCTCTATTCTCATTGTCAGAAGTTATATTCCCACGGGAATATAACCAGTACGGAGAAAATAAAGGGACTTATTTCCATGCCAACAAGGCAAAAGATTAAATTGCTGTGAAAACAGTTAGTAATCAAAAGATGAAAAATGTTACGCACAGCCATATTAAATACTAGAAGGTGACTACTTGAAAAGATATGGCAATTTGTACTCTAAAATATACGATTTTGAAAATTTATATAATGCTTATTTAGAGGCTAGAAAGAGCAAAAGATATAGGAGAGATGTACTTAAATTTAGTGCTAATTTAGAAGAAAATTTAATAGAAATTCAGAATGAATTAATTTATAGAACATATAGAGTCGGTAAGTATCATGAATTTTATATCTACGAGCCTAAAAAGCGATTAATCATGGCACTACCTTTTAGAGATAGAGTTGTTCAATGGGCTATATATAGAGTTTTGAATCCTATATACAATAAGACATTTATCTCACATTCTTATGCCTGTAGGGTTGGGAAAGGAACTCATAAAGCTGTAAACAGGCTACAATATTGGCTAAGAAAAGCAGATAGAAAACCAGACAAATGGTATTTTTTAAAACTAGATATAAGTAAATATTTCTACAGGATAGACCACAAAATATTGTTTAAAATTCTCAAAAATAAAATTAAAGATAAGAATTTATTACAATTATTAAAAACTATCATTAATTCAGAAGATACAAAGTTTGGTTTACCACTTTGGACAGAGCCCGGAGAAACTGAAAGAATTGGCGACAAAGGAATACCTATTGGTAACCTAACAAGTCAGTTATTTGCAAATATTTATCTTAATGAACTGGACCAATATATAAAGTATGAGTTACACTTACATTATATAATTCGTTATATGGATGACATAATAATTTTAGAAAGTGATAAGAAAAAACTTCATAAATATAAAAATTTAATTGAAACTTTTTTAAATGAAAAATTAAAGCTTAACTTAAACAAGAAGACTGCTATAAGACCCATAACTTTAGGCATAGAATTTGTAGGATTTAGAATATGGCCAACACACAGAAAGCTTAAGAGAGGAACAGCTAAAAAAATTAAGAAAAGGCTTGGATATTTCAAAAAAGCTTATTCAAGAGGATATATAACTTTAAATGGAATAAAGCCATCCATGCAGTCTTATTTAGGAATTATGGAACACTTTAATAGCTACCATTTTAGAATAAAAATTTTTAGCAATCTTAAATTCAAAAAATAAATATAAATTTTTTATAAACTAAGAGTTTTGGAGAAATCCAAGGCTCTTTTACTTTTTATACTTTTCTATATATTCCAATAAAGCTTGACTATGTAAATCTTTTTGCTTAAATTCCTTATGTTCTTTACAAAACTCGGAAAATTGTTTCCAAACAGTATCATTAACCCTAACTGTCTTTCTAAACTCCACATCTGTTTCCTGCGGTAAATCTATTTTAATACCTTCTCTAACTTCAATGACATTTGTCTTATCTCTGTCACTTTCAAACCATGTAATTACTTCCATAATTTTATCGTGATTACTAGAAAGCTCTAGTAAATTTTTCATAACTTTTTTATCTGTGACTAAAGTATTATTATTGTCTCTATGCCTTATAACGGCTCGTTCTTTATCTTGTAATACTATTGCCTTATCCTCGTCACATG